GTCCAGGCTGCAACAGCGTTGCCATCGTGATCAATACCAGCAATGTCAACTTCAAGCTGTAACCCTGCTGCATCGCCTACAATTGGAGGAGTTATAAAACTAAATAAATTCCCTTCGTAAATTGGGTTTACTTGTGTTGGGCCTAGTTCTACGCCTGTATCTATGTCGAATACATTGCCTACAATAACTATTCTGCTGCTGCTACTAGCATCCCACGAAGCTTCCTCATATTGTGGCGCGTCATAGAAGTAATGTGTAAACGTGCCGTCACCATTTGAAATAGCTACATAAGCCTGAGAGTTTGCTGAATATGCCGCCCCTCTTTTCAAATACCTATCTGTACCACTTGCGTCACCTACTCTAAGTGTAATTGATATTTCAATTCTAGCTATTTTATCAATACCTGTATAACCACTTATTCCATCAGTGTAATAATTAAGTTTACCAGCTACTAAAAGCTGTTGACCTTGTGGCCTTGTAGCGTCTTCGTCTTGTATTAATGTGTTTACTGCTAACTCGTTTCTATATAATACAGGTTTATCACCTTGGTAATCTCTAACTCTTTTTACTTCTTTAAAAGCTGGTGTACTGCTACGCTCCCAGCCTGCTAACTTTTCAAAGTCTGCGCTGTTATTTCCAAAGGCTTGGCTAAATGTAACGTTTGTTGAAGTGTTATAAGATACTACTCCGCCCCCTCTTAACTCGTGTGAAATGTCTAAAGCGTTGGAGCCGTGTGATTGTATAGCTCCTAAAGGCACAAACCAAAAACGACCTTGGGCCATAAAAATAGTAGCGTTAAAACTAATGCAAATACTTTCTAATACTTCGTAACAATTAAAGTATTGTTTTGTACCGTTGCTATCTAAATTGTAATAAGTGTTATGCTCTACCCAAGCATTATTTAACTGTTGATTTTGTCCGCTAGATATGTAGGTCTTGTATTCTTTACCTATAAAATCTTCAAAGAAAGAACAAAGCACGTCACCACCGCCCCAAAAATTTGAGCTGTGAACTTTACTTAAACAATTATATATGTGTCCAGTTATAGGATTAGTCCCTGTGTAAGCACTTCCTGCATTATTGTAATCTATACCTTTTAAATTACCTAAGCCGTCAACTGCTGTCAGCGTTACAGGTGCGCTTGGGTATTGGTCTGGTATAATAGTTTGCTCAGGCAATATCTCGCCAACCCACCAACATTCATTTGCGCTATCTTGATCGCGGTATATTTCTATTCTGTATGTGCCCTCTTCTGCACTATCTAGGTTTGAGTAAAGCGTATTAAATTGAGTGTCTAAGCTGTCATTGTGAAACAGCGTTATCTGTACTCTGCTACCAACTATAGGCTTTGCTCTATCAAAATTATCAAAATCATAAGTAAGCCTAAAGCCGTCAGGCCCTAGCGTAAAAGCATGGTTTAAGTCGCCTGTGCTAATTGTTCCGTCAACGATTTTAACTTTCCAATCCGTTCCCTTTTCATCAGTGAACTCACTTACTGCGTAAACTACTGCCATTATGCAAACCTGTTTCTGTCTCGCATAGCACGAGAGTTACTAATCAAAATATCATCTCCTGAAATTCTACCGTGTACGCTAGTGCTACCGCCTAGCATATCACGAATCTTAGAGAGAGGCGCGATAACCTCAGGATCAATACTAGCGTTTCTATTGTCCCCAACTAGTGCGGTTGTAGGTCCAAACGCAAGGCCACCTTCAGCTAGTGCTGGCATATTTTCGTTTATAGCTTTGTCTGCTGCTGCTGAAGCTAACTTACCTAAACCCATTAAAGCAATACCAGCTACTACTGCTAACTTAGGATTCTTTAATAGTTTTTCTTTTATGGCATCTACTGTTATACCAAAACCTATAGCAATTTTACCAAGCTGTTGCGCTAGTTCTCCAAACGCTCCGACTAAATTAGCTCCAAAGTTTTCAATAGGCTGGCCAGCTACCATAGCAGCAGCAACCATATCTAAAGAGCTTTCAATAAAACTTTGTGTAACGCCTTCAATAGCTTTATTCATTGATTCAGTAGTTCGAGCAATTGTATCATCAACTTCCTCAAATGTCTGTTTTGTACTGTTACCAAATTTCATCAAACTTTCTAGCAAAAAAGGCAACCCACCAGTTGCTAGAGCTAAGTCAAAAGTAGCTTTTTCAATTTGTTGCATTTTATCAAAGAACGCTTGAGTACCTGGTATTAAACTATCTAGCTCGCTTTTGAGTTTTGATAATTCTTCGTTCATCGCTCCTAAACTTCCTGCCGGAAAACTTTCATCTATAGTTTTCTTAATTTTTGATCCACTTTCTTCAACATCCTCACCCGTGTCTTCTACGATATCGCCTGTGTCTGACATCGTTGAGTTTATAAGCTCTAAACGTCTATTTGCGTCTTCTATAGCCTTGGCAAATGCTGGCAATATGCTAATTCCAAAAATATCTAGCTGGTCTCCAATTTCCGCGCCTAATCCTCTTTCTGTAAGCTGAGAAAAGAAATTGCTAAAATCAACAGCGTCAATTTCGCCAGCAGCTAATCGAGCAACTTGATTGTTTATTTTATCAAAAAACATTTTTAGAGCTACAGGATCAAACCCTTCGTCCCTAAGATTTAATTCCGCATCTAATAATTTTTCAGTCAAACTAACTTGTGCCTCTATAAGCTTTGCCTGTGCTGAGGCTTGAACTTGCGCTTTTACTCTATCAGAAATTGCAGTAATTACGTCACGCTCTGCGTCTTCAATTTCTTCTAGAGTTGATTTATTTAAGTCTAAGTTACTTAGATAATCTGGATAAAGTTCTTGCAATTTATTTAGCGCCTTTTGTCTATTGCCTTCTTGTAGATTAACATCCTTAACCCTATCAAATAATATTTTAGTTTCTATAGATTCCTGAGCTATTTGTTTATTAAGGTCTTTTATTGTGTCCTCTACATTTTCAGTTTTTTTCATAAAGCTATTCCATGCAGAGGTAGCTATAGCAACAGCAGCCCCAGCAGCAAGCCAAGCAGGATTTAAGCCTTTTAGCGCTGCGCCTAACAATTTTGTTTGTGCTATCACTTTAGGCATTATAATTAGCACCGGCCCAATAGCAGCAGCAAAACCGCCTATAGTTAAAATAAGTTTTTTTGTATCATCATCTAATGCAACAAATTTTTGTGCCATTCTAGTGACAAAATCTATTATGTCTTTTAAAACAGGCATTAGACTTTTAACCAACTCCGCGCCTGCTAGTTTAAGATTGTCTAGTGCCGTGCTAAATTTACCTGCTGCCGTTTGGCTTAGACGTTCCATAGCACCCTCTGCAAATCCACCCTCATCGGCAAAGCTCTTTAGCGTTTTGTTAAACTCCTCAACGCTTACTCGACCTGCTCCTAATTCATTAGGCAATAATCCAGTAGATTCGCTTAGTGCTGTAAAAATAGGTATGCCTCTTTCAGCTAATTGATTAAGGTTTTCTAGCTCAACCTTGCCCTTAGCATTAACTTTAGCAAAGATTGCAGCTATGTCGTTTATCTCACTTCCCGAAGTTGCTGCTATGTCACCTAAGAATTGAAGCTGGTCGTTTACTTCGCTTATCTCAGTACCCGAAGCTATTAACTGCCTTGCTGCGTTACCTACAGCCTCAATCTGAAACGGAGTTTTTGCAGTAAACTCGTTGAGCTGCTGCATCATGTCGGCTGCCTGTTTAGCTCCGCCTGTTAAACTTATGAAGCTGGTTTCTAATTTTTCTAAGTCTGCTGAGCTTTTAACAGCTAAAGCACCTAGAGCAGTTAGAGGCAAAGTTATGGTTCTAGTCATATCCTCGCCTAGCTTTTTAAAGCCATCACCAAAACGGCGCATCTCTCTACGCGCTCTCTTTAAATCTTTATTAAGCTGGTTTGTGTTTGCCCCTATATTAACTACTAAATCCCCTAACTTCGCCATGATCTATTTCTTATTAGCTAAACTTCTAAGTAATGCAAAGCCCGTGTTTATTTCCTTGCTTTGCTCGTTTTCTTCCCAAGGAAAGACAGCTAAATCTTTTGGCTTGATGCTAGTGCCTTTCTTTGTATGTACGTTTAAAAGGTTTGCCGTTTGCCATCTTACGCGCTCCCAACTAGAACGCTCTGCCATTTCAATAACTTCTCGCTTCCCCTTAACCGCATTGCCAAATTCCTTAAACGTTAATAAATAGAGAGAGTCTGGGGTTAGACCTAATAGACCTAGCCCCAGCTCCTCTACCCTACTCCACGTCAAAGGCTCTTGCCTTTCTTCGCTTTTTTTTTCTTGTCTTGTTTACCTCCCATCACCTCAGTCATGGCCTCAACTAATAAGGGTAAATCGCTTACCTCTATTTTACTCAGCCACTTGTCAACATCCATTGTAAACCTCATACCATTATGCTCACATCCTTCTTCGACAAAGTAGAAAATAAGCTCAGGGATCAAAGTAATGTCTGAAGTATCTACCTCAGTAACCTTAACGCCTGTGTTTTTTTCAAACTTTCTCCAAGCTCTCATGCTTGCTCGCATAGGGTACGTTACGCCTGCAATGATTATATCCATGAGTTTACGAT